TCGAGCTCCACGATGACAGCGGCCGTTTCCGCGACGGTCACCCCAAGCGGGGCGGCTCCCGTTGCGGCTGGCGCACGTCGCGCAATGTGCTCATGGAGCAAATCTTCCCCTTCTACACCCATATGGGCGAGATCATCAGCTCCATCGAGGACCCCTACAATCGTGTGCGGGCCATCGCCCTCATGTCGCGCCATGTCCTGCCCGTGCTCTCCGCCATTGATATGCGCGAGAGTGTCCCCCGCAATCTCTCTGCCGAGGAGGTTCTGGTCCGTATGGACGCCCGTTTCCAGGGCAAGCCCGAGCCCCCGCAGCCCGAGGATGGTGACTGACCTTTTTTTGGGGGCTTCTGGCCTCATCCCATCCTCACGGTCCTGCAATCGTTTGGGCAGAGAAAAGGCCCGCTGGTTTCACAACCCGTGGGCCCGCTTAAACTTAAAAAATGATTGAAAATAATCACACTAATACCTACCTTGGACTTTATAATTATAATTCAAATGATAAGTGAAAATTCAAATGATAAGTGAAATCACACGGTTGCGAATGTACGCTTTATTTCCCGTCCTTCCCGCCTTTCTCCCCGCCTTTATGGTCATTTCTGTCACCTCGTTGCAGGCGCATGTAGTATCTGAGCCACTCCTTTTTGGCCGTCTCCCGTTTCTCCGGCGGCATCGCCCGTCGTGTCCATTTCGAGGGGGTGTAGTAGAAGCAGCCTTCCTTCATCTCCTCGCGCGTCAGGCGGTTCTTCCATCGTCCGCGGCGCACCATGTACAGGTATGAGTCGCTGCGTCTGTCGTAGTAGTCATACGTCAGGCTCACCATACGCCGTTGCGCGCTGTCCCATATCATGTAGTAGCGGTACTTGTCCTTGGCGTGCTTGCGGTCCGCCTCCCTTACGCCTTCCTGGTATATCCTGCACGCCTTCCACAGCTGCAGGATGCGGCCCAGCCGCTTCCAGTGTTTCAGTAAATCGGTTATCTTTCCCATTGTTCTGTTGTTTTATAGGTTTCCTAATATCTTTCTTTCAGGCCAGTATGGCCTCAGCCCCCGTGCTGGCCCGGCGCATACGGTCCAGTTGCCCGCGGCGTTCGCGGTCGCTCAGGCGTTTCTTCACGGGGTATCGGTCCCATTCCCGCCAGCTCACGTACAGGCCGATGGCGCGGCTCATCACGCGATCGTCGTGCTTGCCGGGGATGGCCCCGTACGTGTTGTTCGGGAATTTCATGTACCATGAGCACTCCCTCACGGCCTCCTTTTCCCGCTCTATGTACAGTTTGTCGCGGATACACTGTCCCATGTATTTGATGATGGCCACCTTCGTCGAGCGGTTCGTGTTGAATCCCCATCTCATCTCGCGGTGCTCCTTCATCTCCGTCTCGCTCTGGTTCTTGGCGTACACGTTGCGGTACAGCTCCAGCAGCACCGGGAAGAACAGCTCCGACTGGTTGTCGTTCTGTGTGTCGTTGAATTTCGAGTACGCCGTGTTGTTCTCCACGATCAGCAGGGCGTCCTGGTAGTAGTGCGCTATCTGCGCGCACTTGATGGCCAGCAGGTCGGCGTCCGCGTGTCCCGTCCACGAGGCCACCACCCTCGGTCCCGCGTCCTTGTTCATCACCCCGTCCTCCATCATCATGTCCAGGCGGTCCAGCACGGTGATCACCGAGTAGTCGCTGGTCCCCTTCGCCCCGCCGATGTCCACGCTCACCATGTAACGGTTCTCGTAGGCCGCCGTGCGGTCCGGCTTTTCCCATATCTTCAATGCCCCGGCACTGTTCTCCGTCAGGTGCAGGCCCTCCGTGCTCTCCGTGCCCTTCGGTGCGCGGCCGTATATCTCCCCCGTGAATCGCGGGGTGCGGCACATACGCGCCATGCTGTCCACCTTGTAGGGGTCGAACTCCAGTTCGCCGCTGTATTTGAAGGCCTCCACGGGGTTGCTCGGGAATTCCTGCTGCATGTCCTGGATGTCCCTGTACTCCTTCATCTTGTTCCGGTACCAGTAGATGCCCTCCAGGGTCGCCCCGATGGTCCATAGCCAGTACAGGTAGTTCCAGTGTCCCGCCTTCTCGTGCTTGCGCTGCGCCAGCAGGTTTGCCCATTCCAGCAGGTCGTCCGGTTTCTCGCGGTACATCTCTATCTCCCACCAGGCCACGAACAGCGGTTCGAAGGCCGATTTCCGGTCGCCGAACTCGTCCTTCTCGTTCGCGCGGTCCCATTCCTCCTTGAAGAAGTTCTGCCCGTTCGCCGTGCTTTCGTACACGATGAACGACAGCGGCTTCGTCGGCACGCCCGAGCAGCTCGATTTCACCTGCCTTTGCGGGTTCATCTTCTCCGTGGTGGGCCAGAAGGCCACCTCCGTGCAGTGCGCCATGGCCGAGTCTCCGCCGCGCGCGCCCTCCGGGTTCATCGCCGTCGCCGTCTTTATCTTGCAGTTCCTTCGGGGTATCAGGCTGATGTTCGTCGTGCCCCCGCCCTTTATCTTCGGCAGGTCCTCGTCGAATTCCTCCCCGTCGCCGAAGAAGAGGAAGTCCGGCATCTGGGTGATCAGCTTCACGTACATGTCCTTCACCTCGGCCGCCGAGTCGCTCTGGTGGCCCACGATGATGCTGTTCCATGATTTCTTCCATAGCAGCTGTATCCAGCTCATGTATATCTCCGTGCAGGTCGAGCCGCCCCACTGGCGTGCTTTCAGCAGGATGATGCGGATAGGTTTGCCTTTCAGGCGTTGCGCCTCCATGCGCTTGGTCAGTTTCACCTGCGCCGGACGCAGCAGGAAGGGGATGTCCTCCCCGCCGTCCTTGTTCTTGATTCTGGCATACAGGTAGGCGTAGAAGTAGAAGTCATGCTTGGCCCGCTCCCTCAGGAAGCTCTCCACCACGGTCCGTCTCACCTCCTCGTCATATTCCCCGTACGTGTCCCAGCAGAATTCCTCGATGCTTCCCGCCAGGCTCAGTCTGTATATCTTCCCTACCGAGAACATCTCCTGGGGCAGCCACATCTCCCGTCCGCCCAGCATGTCGCTCAGCCTCAGGGCGCGTCTTTTCCCCGGCGCGCCCTCCCCCGTGATGGGGTTGTACGTCGGGAACAGCTCCCGGTTGCGGACCTCGTTCTCCGCCACCATCTCCCTGGCCTCTCTCAGTGTAGTGTCCCTCTCCATCTGCGTTCCACCTTTCCGTATAGATACCCCAGTGCCAGCAGGGCCGCATGGTGTCCCGTCGCCACGCCCGGCAGCAGGGCTGTGGCTGCCACGCCCGCCGCCAGTCCCAGTCTCTTCCTCGCGGGCATCCTTCCCGCCAGTGTCCCCAGGATGAAGCAGGTCATCACGCTCCAGCCCACCACGGGTCTCTGCGTGGGCAGTCCGGCGCACGCCACGGCGCACGCGTACGCCACCGTCAGGCGTCCCGGGCTCGCCGCCTTCCATAGCAGCAGGGCCGTCGCCATGTTCAGGGCATAGTGCAGCCAGCCCCCATGCCCCAGCATGTAGGTCCATCGGCTCTCCGCCAGTCTGTCACTCACGGGCAGCAGGGCCCCCATCAGGGCGATCAACGCCAGTGTCCATCTCATCCTCATTTCGCTCCCAGTTTGGTCAGTACGGTGTGTATCCGGCTGGGCGACACCCCCAGGCAGGGAGCCATCACGTCCAGTGCGTGCCTCACCTTGTCTATCATCAGCGTGCCGCGCTGCCGCATGCACTCCTTGATGAACGATTCGTACAGCCGCCTCTTGTAGGGGCTCTTGCACAGGACGCGTCCCGTCCGCTCGTATTGCAGCAGGATGTTCCTGGCCCGTTCCTCGCTCAGGTAATACCTGCTTGCGGGGCGGTCACACATGTCGTTACACATGTCCGAAAGGCTTGTGTAGTCACAGGTCGCGCGCATCTTCCTGTACATGTACAGGATTTCCCGGTTGCGGTTCTCCTGCACGTAGCTGTAGTCTCCCTTGTTTTTCATCGCTTCGTATATATTGAAAAGCTATCCAAATTTATCGCTTTGCTTTTTCATTTTATGATTATCAGCCAGGCTAATAGGTTAATTTTGTCACAGCATTTTAAATGATTATCCGATAATGGCAGAACAATCCAAATCCACACAATCCGGACGCCGCAGCTGGAAGGACCGCGTCCGCGAGCGTCAGCCCGATCTCGATGTCGACGACGAACTTGCCGTCGGCGACTATCTGGGCGACACTTTCGACAAGTATGACAAGGGCCTTCGCGAACGCCAGCAGTTCAACGATATGCTCACGTCCGACCCCAATACCGCGGGCATCGTCGAGGGCATGGCCACGGGGCAGGACGAGAACGGCCAGCCCTTCTCCGTCAACGGCTACCTCATGGAGAAGTATTATGACATCATCAGCGATGCCGAGAGCCGCGAGGAAGCCGTGCGCCGCGTCCGCGAGCGGGAGGCGGAGGATATCCGCAAGGCCGCCGAGGGCGAGAAGCGCAAGGCCGAGAGCGAGAAGGAGCTTGCCAAGTCCGACGCCGCCCTCACCCGCGCCGTCCAGGCCGCCAATGCCGATGCCGCCACGTGCAACGCCATGCTCACCTGGCTCTATGGCCAGACGGCTGACGACGAAGGTTTCGTCCATCGTGTCGCCGCCCGTCGTGCCACCGAGGAGGACTGGAGCCGCCTGCTCTACGCCTTCATGCGCGACGGTGCCCTCGATGCCGCCCGCGAGGACGGTCGCAAGCAGGGTATGCGTTCGCGTCCCGGAGCGGCCCATCGCCAGATGTCCTCCTCCGGCATCACCGACCTTGGGTCGGGTGGGGGAGCCGACGGCGCCCTCGATGACTCCGACCCCACGCTCCAGCGTTACGGCCGCATGGGCCGCCGATTCTGACCAAGGCTATTCTTTGTATATTAACTCAATAAACCATTCAACATGAAGAAGATTAATTCATTTTTCAGTTTCGCGTTCCGCCTCATGCTCATGTTCCTTGTGAGTCTGGCTTCCGGCGGTTACGCTTGTGCGGCCGATGTCCCCGACGGTACCGCCGTCCAGGATCTCGGTGGCGGTAAAGGCTCTGTGGTGGCAGGCGAGTCCTCGCTGACCAAGAACGAGCAGATCCAGGATGCGGACTGGTACGTCAAGCAGCTCGACCGCAAGATTGTCGAGATGAAGTTCACCGGGACGCCCATCGACCAGATTCTGCGCCACGCGTCCACCAACAAGTCCTCGTCCATCATCGTCAAGTATTACTCCGTCGGCCAGCGTCCCCTGCGTGCCACGCTCGCCAAGACGGCCGAGGCCATGACCTCCGAGTCCCCCCGTGCCATCGAGTTGAACGACAACAGCATCATCGGTGCGATGGACACCCTCCTGGTGCTCACCGCCGATGGTCGTCTCGTGCCCGGCTACAAGCCCGGCACCGACGAGGAAGACCCCGAACACCCCCTCATGCTCCGTGTGCATGCTGTCAATTCGGACACCAACCTGCCCATGGTCTACGCCGTCAACGGCAAGCTGTCCGCCAACGGCAATTCCTTCCTCATTCCCGAGCTTCCCAAGGGTACGGTACTCCTCCGCATGGGCCGTGCCGCTGCCGAGAAGGACGTCTCCACGGGCCGTTACTATCAGCTCCCTTCGCCCGATCAGCAGTACTGCCAGCGTTTCATCATGCAGGTCGAGCAGACCATCTATGACCGCTTCTCCAAGAAGGAGGTCGACTGGTCCTTCACCCGTATGGAGCGTATGGCGATGGAAGATATGCGCATCGGCATGGAGGCCACGGGTCTCTTCGGCATCAAGGCTGTCCACGCCTTCAATGGCCAGGGCAATATCTACACCACGGGTGGTATCTGGTACCGCGCGGGCAAGGATATCGAGCTGGGTCATTGGGAGAAGGTGCTCGACGAGGCAGGCCAGCCCGTCATCAAGGATGGCAAGTACGTCAAGCAGTACGTCGTCTCCGAGAAGGAGCTTGTCTCCTTCGTGACGCGCCTCAACGAGGGAGCGGGCAACAGTTCGCGCACCAAGCTCGTCTTTGTCGATAATGTCATCTACGAGGCCCTCGAGTTGCTCAAGACCTCCCGCCCCGTCAATATCTTCAAGTCCGAGACCAACTACCAGAACTGGCACCTCGATTTCAATTCCTTCGAGTCCATGGGCACCAAGCTGCTGTTCTACCGCCACGACCTTTTCAACAACTGGGGCTTCAACGGCCGTGCCTTCGTGCTCGATCCCGAGTATCTCGACAAGTGGACCTTCCGCAACTGGGAGCGCAAGGAGTACGACCTCAAGGAGCTCTTCATCAGCAACTCCGATGCCGTAGTCATGGAGGAGTTCTCCTGCTGGACGCTCCAGTTCCCCGACGCCCATGCCCGTGTGGCCATTCCTGAGTATGTCGAGGAAGCTGCCGCCTGAGCCTTATACGTTTCTTTATTATAATACAATTATTAATTCCTGAGGGGGAGGGGTCGCACACCGTCGTCCCCTCCCTCTTTCCAATTCAACCGACCGTTATGAGCAATCCCAAACTCTATCAGTTCCGGGCCAAGTCCGCCATATCCTTCCGCGTCATCAACCGTGGGCGGGAGATGTACGTCACCTTCTCGCAGTGTTTTCGGGGCAGCAGCACCTATTTCACGTCCGATGCGGGCCTGGCCGAGATCATCCGCCGTCACCGCTGGTTCCGCGAGGGCCGCATCACCGAGGTCCAGGATGCCGACGAAGCGACATCCGCCAATGCCGACGAAACGACATCTGCCACCGATGCCGCATCTTCCGCCGCAGCGTCACCCGCTCGTGCGCGCTATCTGACCAGTGGCATGCGTTTCTCTGTGCCTGCCTCTGCTAATGCCACGTCTGCCGCCAATGCGGCGCCTTCCGTGGCCGAAGCCTCATCCCCTGCGGCCGACAGTGCCGGTTCCTCATCCGCTGCCGCCGATACCGCTGCCAGCGAGTCCACACCCGCGTCCGCCGCGTCCCCTGGTGCCGGAGCCTCATCCACCGCAGCCTCATCCACCGCAGCCGATGACTCCGAAGCGGCCTCTTCCGATGATGCTGCCGACGATACCCTCTCGCTGACTGCCGACGAGGTTTCCTCGTTCCTCGAGGCCAAGGAGTACATCACCTCCCGTTACGGGGTGGACCGTTCTTCCCTGCGCAGCAAGCAGGACCTTGCCGAGTTCTGCGCCGCCCAAGGCATTGTCTTCCCCAATTATCCGTTTGACGTATGACCGCCGCCGAAGTGTTGAAGACCGTCCGCACCATCATCAACGATGCGGCCACCGAGGGCGACAGCTTCTCTGCCGAGACCGATGCCGCCCTCCGGGAGTTCCTGGTGCTGGCGTTGGGCCTGCTGTCCGCCGAGGGTGTGGACGCCACGCCCACCACTGTCACCAAGTATGATTCGGCCAATTTCCGGACCCGTCCCGACGGCCTTCTGTACGTCGAGATACCGCTGCCCGACGATTTTCTCCGTTTCATCAGTGTGCAACTGGGTGGATGGCCCTATCCTGTCACCCGCCTCTATCCGGACGATAGTCCGCTCTTTCAGGCACAATACTCCGCGGTTCCTGGGGTGGGTAACGGCCCTTCGCTACCCGTCGCCTTCCTGTCGGGGGACACCACACGGTCCGTCATCGCCCATGCCGTCGCCTTGGCTTCCAGTTATACGTTGAAGTACGTGCCCCTGCTCAGCGTGGCCTCCGATGGCACGGTCAATCTGCGCGAACGCTATGCGGGTGCACTCGCATATTTCACCGCCGCCCTCTATCACAACAGTGTCGAGGACCGCCAGCTTGCCGAGCTCGAGCTGGGCATCGCCCGGGGTATGGCGGCCAAGGCCAAGAAAGAGGAGGACGCCGTATGAACCCCCGCAGCATACCGTTGTTCAACACCAACTATGCGGGCCATTTCGCTTCTCCCGATCTGCTCCCCGCCGAGGGGGTCGACAAGCCCTCCTGGGCCTTCGTGGGGCAGCTCGATGCTGCAGTGCCGTACATGTTCTATATGCCCCCT